TGAAATTGGTCGCGCTTTTGGGCATATTGCTGATAAATTTGATTTATTGGGTATTAGTCGTGCTCGCCTGTGGGCTGCTTATCGTATTGGGAACACTTTTACTAAATTTAACACTGTCACAACATGGAATGATTTATATTTAATATCTGGTCTCACAAACAAAAACAAAAACTAATTTTTATTTTTTAATGTATTTTTGATTTTTTTTTATATTTGCACTAAAAATAAATAAAAAATGTCAACATCAATTCCTTCAACAGGCGGAATCGTACCAAGAGATTTATGTTTAAATAATCTCACAGTTAGCAATGTTTTATGTGTTAATAAGATAAGTGCAAATCAATTAACTCTCTCTGGAACAAATTCAAGTAATATATTTGTTCAAGTTACTGCATTACCGAGTGTTCCTTCAAATCCAAGTATTATATTAAATAGTTCATTTTACAAACCATTAGAAAAAATTACATGTTTACAATTTATTATTCAAACAACTATTCAATTACCTACTCAAAAAGTTAATTTGGCTCAAATAGACCCTGCTTTTGCGCCTGTTGTTCCAGCATCAGGAACTACAGTAACATCAACAGTTAATGCTGGAGGTGGATATCGTGTAAATACTGACGGAGTTATTTCATTTATTTTATCAGATTCTGCAATTACAGAACAATTTCCTGTAAATATAACCTATAGTACAGTTTAAAATATTTATTTTTTAAATATAATGAATACATTGTCTATTCAATAAATCGGACATGACATACTGATATTTTTGTATAATAAAAAAATAATAAATTTACAATCATCAATAGGGAAAAAATTGTGTATTGATAAAATTATTATAAAAATGCTAAACCATAAAGATTGAATGGTTTTATTTGGGGGTTTGGGTTTGGTTTTGAGTGCGAATAATAATAACATGAAGCCAATAACAAGAAAAAAATTTTGAGAGTTGTTGATTTAAAATTGGAATTGCATGATGAGTTAGGCGAGTTATGTGTTTTTTTTGATGTAATTCTGTTTCTGGTGTTAATAGTGTGGGTATGGCAGAGTTTGTTGTTCGATCTTACAAAAGAGAGGAAGATCAATATACTGATCTTAATTTGGTTTGGTTTGAAAGGTTAATGATTGATTTTATGTAAAAACTCACATAAAGCAAGGTATTTTTTAGATTTTTAAATTTTAGGTAAATCAAGAAGCAGATGAAAAGGGTAATATTGTTGTAAAAAGATATAATAACATACCTTGCGGAGATAGCGAGGTGATTTCTGAAATATGAGACTGTTGATAATAATGTTCCCATTTTTTCTTTTCATGACCATCAACAAAATATGAAAAGGTAAAATATATAACATACAAACAAATGGTAAAAATAGTGAAATTAAAATAATACATTCAAAAAAGTATATGAATGATCCATGTAAAGTGAAATAATAAATGTTCCAATGTCATTTTTTTAACATACAAAAGCAGATATTTTACAAATTAAATAAAATTTATTATTGGCAATAGTTGTTTGAATTTTATTAAATTCCATTTTACACTCGTAAGGAATATTTCTATTTGAATATATAATACACGAATCTGAAGGAATATTTTCTTTTATCAATTTAAAACATTCGGATTTTGAATTTGGTGGATCTGTTAATATAACTTCAAATAATGCTGTCAATTGATATTCTTTATAAGGAATTTTCGTTTCTTCTTTAAGTTGTTGTCCATATAATTTAAAATGAACAAATGGAGTTTTATTTATGTTAAATTCTGAAATTATATCCTTTGTTGTTGTTGTTTTATATTTTTTTTAATGTTGATGGTCCTAAACGTTAAACATATTAAATTTTAAAAATTATTATATTATTGTGTTGTAATATATTATTTTGTTTTATTTATATTTTTTATGTTGATTGCCGATATTTTTTAATAACAAAAAAAGCCTTAAAAAATTTATTGTCGTTATTTTTAGTTATTTTACGTTATTAAAAAAAAATATGTTAAAAAAAAAGAAAAAGAAAAACATGGACAAGATAAAATTTCAACGTGAACAAACTCGACAATTTTGGCAAGAACAAAAAAATATAATTGAAAAAGAACCCAGTATTGATAAAGTTTATGAATTATTTAAATATTATAATAAAAATCCACAAAAAAATCCCACTAATATCGTACCTATAAACAAATATATTTTTCGCACAATGATTCGAAAAATGGGATATAAAAATAGTGGTAATATGCACCAGTTAAACTTAAAAAAAACAATAAACTTTTAATAATGCGCTATTCGATTATTTTTATTTTAACATGGTTTTCAACGTTTTCAATATATATTTTCTTCATCATCCTCTTCAGCAATGTTTTAACATACATAAAAATTTTTACTACGCAAAGTATTTTTTTATTTTTTTATTTTTTTTTATTATAATAAATATGCAAAATATTTCAAAAAAAACACAGCAACAATGTTTAGTTACTGAGTGCTTGTCCACCACTTTGGACACACTAGCCTTTCAACTAGTGAAGGACCATATCTTAAGCCGGAAAAATTTTTTTACTTTTTTTTTTCCAACCCACTCACATTTGGCCTCTGAACTGCATGCATGGGAGTATTTACATACCCCCTGTAGCACTTGGCTGCGGATTTTCCAATTCTTGACCTTTTTACTGTTGGGAACGGCATTACAATTACCGTGGTCCCGGAGAGGATTTTCATCCAACCGGTAGTAGTCAAAGACTCTAAGGAACTTCCCGAGCAATTTGAGAATGTTGCAGAAGAAAGCACATAGCACTTTCCACCACTAGCAACTGCACATAACTGAGGATGAAGTGACAACTGTTGTGACCCCCGTGCATTCCATCTTGCACAGGGCAGGTTGCTTTTCGGTCCAGGTGATGAAGAATACAAATAATTCGTATTCATCAAAGTTTAGACCTTCACGATAACGGAAGATATTCCAATTGCGGCCAAACACGACAATTTGTACTTGTTCGGCGGCTAATTCATCTTGAAGTTCGAGAATCAACTCAACGTTATCAATACGTGAGGCGTTCATAGAACCAGAAGGTTGAGGTTCCTCGGGGAAAAGGGCGAAACTGAAGCAATAAGTGAAAGATTCAGGAATCAAAGTGTGATATTGGTAAGGTTCAACCAATCGGAAATATCGCCCTTCTTTAGCCGAGAAACGAGGCAAGTTGTTCAATCGCAAGTGAACAAACTTGACTGGATCGCGACCCCATTTACCACTATAATTGAACCAGTTGTTAGCGTTCATTTGGCATTGGCGTTTGACAGCCCATATTAATTCAATAATAGGGTGATTGAAATTCAAATTCATACGTACTTGAGGTTGAGCACTTACGACATTGAAATATTGAACTTGATCAATCAATTGTTCAAAAGAACCAGTGGCAAAACGATCACGCTCATGGATATCCAAGTAGATATAAGTAGTCAATAAACGTGCATTAAGATCGTTTTGGTTGAGGGGTTGGCAACTATTACATTTCAAAACCAACACATCACAGGCACTGACTTGAATACAATCAACAAGATCAGCAAACATAACGTGAATTTGAACACCGTGGAATTGAAGAGAAACTAAAGGTAAAGCATTACCAGAGGTTTTGGTGAACCAGAAAGGAAGAGGAACATACAATCGGCGATCTTCTTTTGAATCAGCCACCAATTGAGCACGAGTAAAACGTTTACCAACCATTTCAGTTAAACGTTTACCAGGTTTTCCAGCCAACTCTTCCCACATGAACAAGAAATCAGCAAACAAGACACTGACGACTTGTCCACCGATAACTAAACAAGCACGTTGAATCAAAAATTGACCAATAGCGTTAGTCCAGTGAGCCCATGGAGTTGGTAATCCAGTGCAAGTATCAAATTGATCAAAAGTTTCAAAATCAAGATTAAAATCATCTTGTTGAGCAGATGAAGCCACTGGGCAGCAGTTATTGCAATTGCTGGGGGCTTCACCATCACCACAGGGATCACAAGCACTGGCACATGGAAATTGTGGAGATCCAATACCACACACTCCTTGAGTATTTTCTACGGCTTTAATGGCTGGAAGATCAATCACAACGTACATAAAGTAAATCAAATCTCCAGTTCTGTTCAATGTAACTTGACAATCAGCACCAAAAGAAACTTGCGAATTGAATGGTTGTTCGATGGCTTCTGCAGCATAGTTAGTATGTTTGTTGTAACGGAAACGGAAAAAAGTAATAGTAGGGTTAGCAGTCAAATATTGATCTGCGGCTCCCAAGGCAATCAACTCTGTTAAAGTACCTCCTGCTGATGCTCCGCTACAAGTTGCACTACTCGAAGTTTGACTCATGTTTTTTTATAGGGTTTTAAGTGAAAGGGTAAAGTTTTTTATTTATTAAAATTAATTTTTTTTTATACAACTCGTTTGACCAAAAGAGTAGAATTTTTTTTTACAGTAATGTATATATCTTTTTATGGTTATAGATATGTGTTTCGACATTAAAACCTAATAATTTACAGACTTTTATTTTTTTT